TCCAACTCTCAGCCTACGCCAAGGCGGTTCATATGTTGTATCCGGACAAGACCATTCGGACGTTCAACGCTTACATTTCCACCAAGGAAAAAGGAGCCTACAAGGTGTTTGAGAATCCCAATTGGGAGTACACCTTCAACCAAGGATTCACTCCCATCCTGAAGTACTGGCCATGGGTAAAGGACTACACGCCATGAGCGAGCACGTACCAGCAAGCGAGTTTGTTGCTGACAAACCTGTAGCATATGCCCCGGCTTTCCCGCTGGGGCAATGCTCTCCTCACTACGGCATGTCACTGAGGGCGTACTTCGCCGCGAAGGCGATGCAGGGGATCTTGGCAAATCCTGAGCCAAGATTCGCAACGAATGCTGAAATAGCGAACTACAGCGTTGAGTATGCCGATGCCTTAATTCAAAGACTGAACCATGCCTAATCTGCACATCCAAAATCTCTCTGAGCTTCATCCAGAGTTCCACAGGTTTGCCGACCAATACCGGGCGAAAGGCATGGAGCTTGTTGGCCTATACAAAATCAATCAATGGCTCCATGCGATTGTCACCCGGGACGGCAAGAAAGGACTCTGGCACATGAGCGTTTCACACCCAAGGCGGTACCCCACTTGGGATGAGATCCGGGAAATCAGGTATGCCATTCTCCCGGATAATATCACCATGGGCATGCTGCTTCCGCCTATCGCGCAGTACGTCAACCTTCATCCAAACTGTTTCCACTTGCATGAAGTCCCTGAGTGTCACGAAGCTGATACGGTACTGTTTCATGGGCATTAGCACATTCCAGTTTGAGCAAATGCAGTTACGGCTGGCCCGGAATGCCAGCCGTGACGGCACCAACAAAAATTGCGGAGTCGAAAGGGAAATCGGGGATCTCCATCACCCCATCATCGAATGGTGCAAGACTCAAAGCCCTCCTGTCCCATACATCCATGCCCGGACAGATCAGGCATCGACTATCGCCAAGGGAGCCCCGGATTTCGTTCTCTTCATCAACGGCAAGGCACTCCTGATTGAGTGCAAGACCAAGACAGGCAAATGCACAACTGATCAACTCGCTTGGCACAGGATGGCGAAGGATCAGAAATTCCCAGTTTTCATTGTACGCTCAATGGACGATTTTCTTGAGATTGTTCACCACTTATGCAAACCAGAACCGTTCTCAGCTTGATCTCAACCGCACTCCTCGCCGGGTGCATCTCAGCCCCCAAACCTTCCCCAGTTGCGAGCGGTCCGCCGCCTCTCCCGGTCCGGACAAAACCTGTCACACATCGGGCTCCGGAATCTGTCTATGTTCCGCCTGTGCGGCAATGGCAACTCGCTTGGGACTACGTTGCCCCGGTCCCGGAGAGCTACGTCTTTGAGATCTGGTGGGCACCGAACCTCAATGCCTCATTCCAATTTTTCTTGCAGACAACGAACCTCCAGACTCCAATACAACTGACCAATCGGTCCGGCTTTTACAGATGTCGAGTGAAGGACACAGCAACCGGGCTTTACAGTGATTGGGCGACAACAAAATGAACTCAGCAAATGACACAGTTAATCTCCGTTCCGTGCGTTCGATGCCAAGCTCCAACCCCAGTCATGGCGGAATTTTCCGACATGGGCGCAATGTGCGACAAGTGCATTGATGCGTCATCCGCCGGGGGCAAGCCATCTCAGCAACAGATCCTTGAAACGCAATGGGCCAAGATGTGCCCTCCGCTTTTCATGGACACCGATACAGAACTGCTTCCGTGCCGGGATTTGTCCCTCCGTGCCATGCAATGGAAATATGACCGGATGCAAGCGAAGCCCGGTCTGAACCTCTGGGGCTATCCCCGGACTGGCAAGACCCGCACGATGTTCCTGATCCTCCGGGCAGCTCACTTCTCCGGTCTAAGCGTGAAAATCTTTGGACCGTCCGAATTTGCTCAGGGGTGCGAGCAAAGACCATGGCAGACGGCTCCATGGATCAAGGCACTCGCCAAGGCGGACATTGTAGCCTTTGACGATGTGGACAAGTGCAAGCTCACCCGTCCACAGGAGGACAAGTTTTTCGCGCTCTTGGATGCGAGATCTCGGAATCGCCGCCCGACCTTCTTCACCGGGAACAGCAATGGGGACAGGCTGGTGACCCTCTTCAAGAACGGTGAGGCAATTATTGGGCGGATCCGTGATTGCTGCCAGAGCTACCACTTCCCCGCCCAAAAGAGCCTTCCGCTTACTTCCGGCTGATCAGTGCGGTGATCTGTGCGGCGGCTTTACGTGCATCCTCAGTGTCAACGATGTTGGCAACGAGGTTTGCCGCTTGGGCGATAGTCCCGGTTTCAGCTTGGTGTTTCACCATCCAAGCCTTCCACTGTTCTGCGAGTGCGGGACCGTTCGGAAGCGAGAGCAAGACTTGATCCCCCGTCTCAATGATCTGAGCCAAGGCGGCGGCGGTCTGGTTGGACTTGCGTGATCGTAGCGTTCCGTAGAGCCCAAACAGCCCTCCAATGGCAGCAACAAAAATTGAACCAATGCCCGGGGCGGCGATGTTCAGGATGTTCCCAACCAAGTTTGCCGTTTCATCGGCGTTGGTATTCCTGCTGAAAACGTACTCCGGGATATTGTTCGTTGCCAGAACCACCGTGTAATTGGTCACCGGGATCTGGGTCACGGGATCCGGCTTCACGACCGTATTCGTGACCACTACGATCTTTGGGACGTAGTTCGTTTCCACATCGAAAAACTTTTGCTCCCATGCGGTGGGAGCCGACTGTGGACCGACACACCCGGCAATAAAAATTGGCAGGGCAAGGAGAACGATAAGGAGTTTCGATTTCATAATTATGGTTTGCTGGCGTGATCAATTGCCTTGGCTGAAAGCAATGAAATGAAGCGGTCATTCTGCATGACCAACTGTTGATTTGATTGAAGGATGGCAGTAGTGACAGAGATCTGCTGCTTCATCTGATCAAGAATCTCAGCTACCCGTTCATCGGTGCGTCTGCGCTCATCCATGAACGAAGCCTTGAGCCCGGAGATCTCAACCGCATGAACACGGACGTCCCCGGCGATGGTGAGCTGCGAGAGCCCAAAACCAAGCGAGCCGCAAAGTAAACCTAGTAACGTCTTGTTTATCAAATTTGCGGGGTGTTTGGTGTGAATCTCTAGCTCATCAAACTCATCATCCCTCTTTTCCCGATGCTCTTGACGCTCTGGTTGATTTTCTTTGGTCATGGTGATCCAGTGACAGTTATGCGGATCCCTGTTGGTGCGTGAGGCTGGGGAACAAGATACGTCGAAGCCTCATTGGAGTAGTCAGATTCGATTCCGTTTGTGGCGACTGCGGTTGCTGCGAAAAAGTAAGTCACCCCGGCTGGCAGGTTGGTGAGAGTGACACTCGTTGTGCCTCTCCCGCCGACTTCGACATGATTGGTATATGTGCGACTTTGCACACCCCAGTAGACACGGTACGCGCCCACCTCCGGATCCGGGGAGGGATCCCATGCGAGCGTGACTTGGTACGCGAGGACCGGGAGAGCAATCAAAATTGCCGAAATCAATGCTGCGAGCTTTTTCATATCAGGGTGAATATACCACGGGGGATCCTCCCCAACGATAGTGAACATCGAAGCCAATGACATCGAAGGTTTCCGACACGGCGGCGACTTCAAACTTCAGCCGGATGATTGCGGAAGGTCCGGTAAACCCGGTCATGTCGATTCCCCCGGGCGGCATTGGAAGCAGAAGGTGTTTCCACTGGTTTCCAGCCGCAATTCCTGTGGCAAACACACCTATTGCGGTGGGAGCCGGGAACACTCCGCCGATGTCGGCAATGGAATACCAGCCAGCCCAAGAAACGGCGTTGATGTTCGCCGTCTGTGGCTGAACGTGGATGTGCGGGTAAACCCGCGTGCCCGGAATCCAGTAGTGCGGAAGCTGAACAACGGCATAGAGCGTGTTGTTCACGGTGTAGCGGAGAGCATAGTCAATTCCGCTCTGACCACTGGTGACAACGATGGTAGCCGGGGAGCCTACGCCCACCGGGTTGAGAGTCGAAATGTTGAAGTTGATGTCATTGTAGACTTCATCGGTTGCGGTCATGTCCAAATACCGCTTGCCGATGTTCCCGCTCAGGGTGATCACCTCATCATCCGTTCCAATCTTGTCGGTCATCCAATCAAGATTGTCGTTAACCTTGTCGAAAGCGGTCCGTAAGGGATCCCCCGTCCCGTCATTCGGTGCGGCTCCGATGCCTATCTTCTGGACGCTCATATATTCAACTGGTTGGCCAACACTTGATCATTGTCCGCCGTGATGTCTGTCCTATCCGCCGTGATCAAATCACCCTGAAAGTGCTGAAGCAAGTAAAGAAGCATGCTCTGTAGCGTCGAGGGGTTGACGCATCTCAGGCACTTTGTTTCTTGAGTAATGCTTTCAACGCTGGGGTGACTCATTCCGTTACCAAATGGTTGAGCAAGTAAACTTGCATTCGCATCAAGTCAGACGGCGACACGGAACAAAAGCACTTCGCATTCGCCAAGAGTGCGGTGGGATTCGGATCCACCCCGGCGAGGACCGCAAGCAGGTAAGTCTGCACCGTGAGCTTCTCCGTGCTGGTGAGCACGTTGAACTCTTTCGATGCGGCAACTAGTTCTTCAACCGTCATGGGGTGTAAGCGTAGTAGACGTCCGAAATGTAAAACGGAACAGCGCGATAAGCCCAAGAAAAAACGAAAGAGTTGAGATCACCATTGAGGGCTTCATTCACCGCAACCGCCGCCCAATCCGTGTAGGTGTATCCATTCCAGCCAGCCCCAGTGTGAAGCAGTACGGTGTTGATGTAAGTCACCGTGTTGACTGATGTATCGGTAAGATAGTACGCAAGGGCTGAAGAAAGCTCGCTCTTGGTTGTGTCTTTGCATGAGTCAACGACACTGCCTGACGGGCTAATCATGCTGACCGCAATCGTTGCCCCGATCTTTCTAAACTTGAGCATCCAAATACACCGGGCACTTGCCGGGGCAAGGCTGTAATACTTTGAGATTCCGGAAGTCGCACTCTCTACGTAAGCTGTCAAAACTTTTGTCCTTGCCCTCAAACCACAGTAGCCTCTCAACGGATTTCCGGTAGCGTCCCTTATGTGACTGTAGTTTGCGCCATCTAAAGCTGCGGTAAAACAGAGCCCAACAAAGTGCCCCGTTGTGTCGGTGTTCGGGTTGTTTGAAAGCGTTGCGTTTGGTGCGGACTGAATTCCCAGTGCGATGAACGGGCTGTACCAGAAATCACCACCGATGTCCTCACGGGCAATTCTCATCCCGATGCACAGATCAGTCCATCCTGTGCCGATAGCGAGTTGACGCGCAAACGTCTCTCCAAGGCGCACCCTACGGTCCTCAATCGTGCTTATCGTCACGCTATCTATTTCGATCATCGAACTCATGTTGATCTGAGAATTTGGATTTCTGAAATGTTCAACGGAGTTGCCGCCGACCAATAGGCAACGAAAGCGTTGAGGTATCCAACCCCAGCCTCATTCGCGGCAATAGTGAAGCTTCCAATCGCATTTTGACCAATTGTGCCAGTGCTTAGTCTGGAATTAGCATACGAAAGAGTATTTCCACCTATGTTTGCAGATGGTGAAATCGTAGCCGTTGTGTCCATGATCCCCGTCAAAATGTTCTCCGAAACATCCTTGCAACTATTAACGTGATTTGTAGTTGGGCCAACCCAGACCATGATGATATTCGTTCCGATCTTGATAAAATGCAGACAGAAGCTATTCCTGTTCGTTGCGCTTGCGCTGAACGCCATTTGACCCCCACCTGAGTGAAGTGCCCAAGACGCACCAACCTTTCTCATCATCCCGGCTGTTGAGTAGTAGCGCACCGGAGTGCCGGAAGCATCACGGGTGATATTGAATCCTCCAAAGCCCAAGCTTGAGTTCATCCCTACACCCATGAAATGCGGACAAGTTGCAGAGAGAGGACCGTTTGTAAGGTTCGCTAAAGGATTCGACATCAATCCGAATCCGAAAGACGGGCTCCCGGTGATTGTTGCCCCGGTGTCCGTCACGTTCATTCGCATCCCGATGACAAGCCTTGTCCAACTTGATCCGACTTCAAGATAGCGAGCGATACCGGATCCACTAGTAAGCGCAAACCTACGATCTTCAGTTCCGATTGTGACTGTATCAATGGATACGCTCATACTTAGTTTGTGATCCAAGCTCCTGTGAACCCGGTTCCCCCGCTCAGAGTCCCGGATGTAACAGCCCCAACCGGATAGGAGTCAAGATCGTCCCCGGTCATTGGGAACTCAACGCTATTGTCGAAGAACCAAAGCCCGGTGAAACCAGTCCCGGCATCATGAGGCAGATTCGTTGGATAAGAAAGTGCCTCAACGGTATAGCAATCAAACGTGTCACCTCCGCCAGTAGCGATGTCGTTGAACTGACAGAGAGTGCTATCAAATTCCTCCGCAACGATGAGATCCTCTGTGAGAGTAACAATGACGTAGACAGGGGGAGTTGCTGAGTAATAAATCTCAGTCATCGTTTGCATGATGGGCTCAGGCAAGACACCATCAACAAATCCAGATCCAGACTCACCGCAACCGCCTTCGCCATTCAGCACGCAAAGCAGATAGGTCTGGATGATGTCATGCTGGATTTCTGTGAGGCAGTTCAGGCAATTCGATGCTTGAGCAAGCGTGTAAGGATCCAGAGATCCCTGAGCCGTCACCGAATACTGGTAAGCCTTGATTGATTCCAGAAGCCCCTTGGGGATGCACGATGAACATGCAGAGTCCTGAATCACCTGTCCCAAGGTCAACCCTCCCCCGGCAATGGCGTACATCAATGCCGCCTGTGCGGCGGTAAGCATGCTCACCGGGATGCATTTCATGCAAGCCGATGCGGCAAGAAGATAGGCTGGATCAGGATTAACCCCGGCGGTGATTGCGAGAGAGTAAGTCTGAATCGCCTTGGCTTGCGCTTTGGTGAGGCACGTAAAGCACTTGGCGGCTCTGAGCGTTGTTTCAGGATCCCAAGCCATAAGCAATCAACGGAACACCCGGGCGCACGAAACGCCCGGGGATGGATTGAAACACCCTTACCGGATGTTGATGCAAGTCAGATAGGAAATCGCCGCCTTAACCTGCTTCGGTGTAGCGCAGCTCAGGCATTTGATTTTCTCTCTGATCTCATCCATGGTCAGACTTCCCAACTGATCTTCCACGTAAGCGGAAACCAGTACTTGCAACAGTTGCTTGTCGGACAGGCAAGTGTAGCAAGCGGAACTGTCCATGAGTTGAGCCAAGTGGTCCGGTAGCTCATAAGCCGTCCCGGTTGCTAAGGCCAGAACGAATACTTTGTTAAGCTCGCTTTCGGACAGACAGGCAAGACACGGCATCCGGGCAAGGAGTGCCGAAGGGTCACATGAGGCAACAGCCATAAAAATACTTTCTCAATTTTCGTTACTCAGGCTTCCATGCCCATCTGGTCAAGCTCCGCATTGGCTTCGGACATTTGATCCGCCCCGCCCATGGACTCCATGGTTCCGTAGCGGACTTCGCTTTCATCCCCGTAGTTCTTCACTACTTCAAGGATGACACGATCACCAGCCTTCAGCGGTTTGCCCTCTGGACTGAGAACCTTGTTGTCGATCATGGCGGTAGAGCCGGGGCTCTCCTCCATGGTTTCTTCGGGAGGGGTTTCCTCCCCCATTTCTGGCTTCATCGGCTGGGGAGTTTCCTCAGAGTAGAGGCTCTCCATCCCATCCGATGCTTCGGGAGGTATGATTGGCATAGCAATAGAAATTGGCGGCGGGGGCAAGTCACTACCCCCGCCACCAAGCAGCATCAACGGTTAAACCGTCCACGGGATGGAAACATCCGTGCAAACGTCTGTGGTAAGCGTGATGTTCCCGCCGTTAACGGCCCAAGTGCCAAGTGCGGCGAGCTTGGTGTTCATTTCCGCAACGAGATCAGCCACCGTTGCACTTCCGGTGATAGCGTCATGAACGATGGTCATGCCGTTACACTTGATGGAACTGGCGTCAACCTCATAGGTTGCGGTTTCATCCTTCAGCATCGGCGTGAAGGTGAGAACAGAATGATCATCCGGGCAGGGATCATTCTCGCTGGAGTAGTTCTGCGGGTACGGGTAAGGCGTGGTTGCGCACGTTGGGATGTCCAACACGCAAGCAGGCTCCCGCAAGCTCAGGAACGCTTCCGCAAGCTCCGGATACTCCGCCTTGGTGGCGAAGCTGAAGTCCGCAATGAACTTGCCCTTGTTCCGGCGAGCGTTGTCCACGGCGATGGGGTTGCCGTTGACATCGTTGCCGCAAGTGAGGTTGTCCATGACGAACTGCCACTTCCCGGCGAAGTCTCGCATGGCGAATGGCATTTCCGGGTTGATGGCGGTCGTGTCCCGAACCAGAGACGTCATCGCCTTGCGGTGCCAGATGAAATTCAACTGGACCGGGGCGTTGTCGAAGTCTGAGTTCACCTCTTCCTTGATGCCTTCGGTGGTGGCAACGTTGGTATAAGGGTGAACCAGATCCAGCACGTATGCCCCGTTTGCATCGGGACCGCTGTTGATGTTGAATCGGAGAGGGCTCCAATCGGCTCTCAAGCCGTAGTTGCCCAACTTGCCGACCCATCCGTAGCGATGGTACTTGCTGGCATCTTCCCATTGCTGGAAACGCCAGTGGTCAACAAGCTCCGAATTGCCTTCAACCATGTTCCAGACTTCTTCCATGTTGGTAACGAATTCCAACATGGGCTGGGCTCCCCGGTTGATGTCCTCGCCCAATGCGCCTTCGCGGATCTGGGGCTCCACCCGGCGTTGCAGATGCCGTGCGCTGATCTTGCTGGTGGGCAAACCGCTCACGGTAAGCTGGGTCATGGCGGCATTCCACGTTGCCGTGATGGGAACGAGGGTGTTGTTCGCCGTGATCCATTTCCGCTTGGCGATGCGCAACGCTTCCGTGCGGAAACGATGGCTGGTGATAAGGCTGGATGCTCTCCGCAATACGCGGATGATGTGCGCGAACTGTTGCTTCGCACGGTCCGCACTGAGGATCTGATCGAAACAGAAAAGATCCGTAGTGTAGGATTTCCTCTGGAGCTTGTAGGAATCCCGGGTGAAGCCCATTCCGATTTTGGTTTCGGAAGGATCACAAGGGAGCCCAACACAGGAGGTGCCAGTGACATCCTCCCAAGTGCCCCGGAGATCCGGGAACACGTTCTCAAAACGATCGAAGGTGTGTTCAACACCGTCTTGCGCCTTGAAGCGTCCGGTTGAAACGTGCCCAATCCATGTGTCGATGGGATGGAGGGCTTTGATGATCATGTCGTCCAGATGCTCACTGCGACGACTGAGAAAGTCGGTGAATGATTTACAGGCAATAGCCATAACAAAAATTGAGTTAACGGTTTTTTTGAAAACGGCCAGAGGGGTACACAGGTAGACCATGGACGTTCTCTAGGATGTCCACAGTCTTTCAACTGCGATGAAGCTTGCGAGGCTCTAAGCTGAACAGGCTACCCGCTGTTCACCCGGGCTTTCAGGATTCGCACCCGAACGTTGTCGCGTTTACGACATCACTTTTGCCTTGTTAGTCCACATCCGTGAATCGCGCAAGAGAAAAAAAAGACCGGAGCCAAGGCACTTAGCTCCGGTTTGGCTGACAACTGTATTATGAACTCAGCAGTCGTTAGACAGCAGGGCGACTATATCATCCGTAGAAATCAGCCGCAACTGTTCACTGAAGTTTGTAAGTTTCTGGCCTTTGTACTCGTTCACTAGAACGGTCGCCCCTCTGCCAAAGGGAGGGATCACTCCCATGCCGTTCTTGGTTTTCGGCCATGGCCCTATCTCCCGCACAATCGCCTTGCGAGCAAAGACAGGCTCCTCCGGGTTGCGTTTGTCCGGGAGGTGAATCCCGTTCAAGATCTCTGGCCCGGGGATCAGAGAAACTAGAACCTGTCCCGTAAGTGGCTTGATCCTCATACGGTATCCAAGGCATCCAACTCAGCTTCGGCTTCCGCCATGGTGTCCCCGGCTCCTGTGCGTGAGGATCCCTCTCCGCCCCGTCCGGCGGGGGGCTCTGACTTTTCGTACTGAGCAAGAGATTCCTCAAGCTCTTTGATGCGCGTGTTAGCGAGCTTCAGCTTCCGAATGATCCGGCCATGGCTGGCAACCTTGTTCCGGATCAATGCGTCAAGAGCTACCCTCGCCGGACCCTTTAAGGTTCCCTCTGATTTTAGGGGATCTCTAAACATTGGCGGGAGCATTTCAATTTGCTCCGGCGTCAAATCCTTCGGACCAATGAAATGAAGGTCCGCAAGTGCGAAACCACTTTCGAGAAGGGTGTTGCCTTCGGGGTCTGATTCATCTGGTGCGAACCATTTGGGGTATTTTTGCGCAAGGCTTTCGTTCGCAGACTTCCAGAGTTTGAGTGTTTCTTGGTGTTCGATCTGGCGTTGTGCTGCCAGTTTTTTCTGGTGTTCACCACTATTGGTTTTCGCATCTTCAAGGGCTTTGTTTTGAGCTTCTGACAATTCACGGATTACCCTCCGATGCGTCATGATGTCATCGGCGGCATCACCGAAAAGCTCTCTTGCCGCCCTGCGAGCTTCGCCAAGCGGCATGTTGCAGATCTCCATCAAGTCCTGTGCGGTTGCCGTGCGCTCAGTTCCAGTCTCCGGATCCCGGATTGAGATCTCACTGAGATCCGATATGGCACGCTTCCAAGCATCCTGATAAGGCTTCTCGTACTTCTCCTTGAACTCAGGATGAGCTTGGTAGTCGATGAAGCGGATCCTCTCCGCAAGAGCATCGCGCTCCTTCTTGATGTTGGTGAGTTCTTCGGTGATGGCGGCATCGGCTTCCGGCTTCTGGGATTCCAGCTTTTGGAGCTTCGCCTTCAGCTTGGAAAGTTCCGGCTCATATTGCTCCGTCACCTTTTTCTTGAGCCCCTCGTAAGCGGTCCGCAAATCCGCCGCCTTGACCGGGGGAGTCTCAGGCTTGTCCTTCGGCTTGCCCTCATCGCCCGGGGGCATCTCCTCCTCCTCTTCGCCTTCCGGTTTCTTTTCCGGCTTCTTGGCGGCGGCTGGTTTCTTGGGCTTCGCCGGGGGAGTGACTTCTTTCTTCACCTCTTTCTTCGGCGGAGGTGCGTCATCGTCCATTTCGGAAAGCTCACGATCAATATCCGAATCGAAATCAACTGTCCCACCTCCATCCCGTTCTCCTCCCAATTCAGGATTGTCGATCGGTGATGGATCCGGTGCGGGTGTTGATGCTGGTGCTGGTGCTGCTACTGCTTCTGGCATATCTATACTCCGTATTTAAGCGTTGGTGACTTCAAGCCTTTCGGCTTCTCTGGGAGTTTGTGAAGCGTTTTCAAAATGTCAAGGACACGGCGAGCCCCGGTCAGTTGACTGTGGCTATCCCATCCTCTTGATGGATCAGACGCTTCCGGCAATTCACTGACAAGAGTGAGCAATGCGTATTCGCATGCGATCTGGAATGCTTCAGTGATGACTAGCTTTTCATGACTTGAACGGTGTGCGCTTTCGCAGAACCGTTGCCTTGGACTAATGATCATTCTTGTGACTTGGGTTTTGCTGCTGCTGCTTTTTCTTTGGCGGCTATCTCAGCCTCTTTGGCTTTCTGGTTGAGCCGGATCTCCTCTTCTTTCGCCTGTTGCTCAAGCTGGATCTCCGCCTGTTTCTGATCCAACTCAATTTGGAATTGCTCATCCTCACGGCGGATCTCCGCCTTCTGCTGGCGGTCCTTGCGTTGCTCATCCATTTCAAATTGCGCTTGCTTCTGAGCCGTGCGCATTGCGTGAGACGTCTTGAGGTTTTCAGCCTTGGCTTGCGCCATGATCTTTTGGGATTCCAGTTGCGCCTGAAGCTTCGCCTGTTCTTCGGCTCCGGCTCCGTTCTGTTCTCCGCCCTGCTTCATTTGCTCCTGAATGCGCTGAACGTATCCACGGATCTCGTTGTCGAAATTCTTCAACTGATCCTGATACTGGCGCACGCGCATTTTGACTTCCGGGTCAGATGACATGACTCCCAAGTACTCTTTGATGTGCTGGGAAACATTGCCCCACCCGATGACTTCTTCCGGATCCGCCATGTTGCCCCCGGTTTTCTTCGCGTTCCCAAGCTGGATGCCAAGATCCAACAGCCAAACCCGGACGTAATCCTCCGCAACCATCTTGTTCTGGAACGGGTATGGCAACCCCTGCATAAGCCTTGGCATCGCCAGAGTGGCATCGTGCATCGAATTAGTCATCTTGGACTCGCCTTCGATCGGAGCAATCTCATCCGCCAGTCCAGCCTGTTCCGTTGCGATGAACACGCTCAGATGGTCAATGATCCTCTGGCCTTGAGGATTCATGTTCTTGCGGATGGAGTTCAGGAAATTGACCATGGCCATTTGCATGGTTTTATTTCCGCCGCCAACGGACTTCTCGCATTCAACCGCCCACCTCTCGACATCAAGCTGATCCTCCGGGACTCCCTGAGTGATGCAAAGCTTCCGGAAATGCTTGGCAAGCTTGTCCGGGTTGTTCTTGATGCAAAGCCTCCGACATATCTCAGTGAGCTTCGGCTCCTCATAGGAATAGGCGAGTGTGAGCATTCCACTCACCATGGAGTTGACCGCATCAACCCGGGCCATGGTTTCCGTTGCGGTCATCGCCTTGGTTGGAGTGCCCTTTGACCAATCGGAAGTGAACGATGAGGAATGATCCTGCATGAGCTTCTGGTTGTGCGCGAAGCCAAGCTCAATGAATCTTGAGTCCGGCTGGAAGCGTTCATTCGCCAGCATCGGCGTGACACCTTGAGGGATCACTCCCATGTGGAAGAAGTCCGCCCTCTTGATCCGGTTGAAAGCGTTCTCCCCGGACACCCTGAACCACCACATCAAATTCATGAAAACGTTTTCCATGAACTTGCAATAAAGCCGATTGTCCAGATCCGCCGGACCCCAGAGCATCCAGCCAAGCGAACGGACGCTATGGTACTTGAACGGAGCGTAAGCCGATGTGTCGCCAAACTGGCAGTGGATGATCTGGGAGTGCTCGCTTGCGTACTTCCGCTTGCCGGACGTGTACAGAAAGGCGGACTTGTCATCAATGACGTTCTGGGATTTCGGCATCGCCCCGCTTGTAGCGTATGACCCCATTTCGGATGTCCCGATTCCCCAATCAAGAAGGATGCGGCGATACCAACCATCACCACTCTCAGCCTCACGGAAATAGAAGTCCCAGATGTCGATCGTTGGAACGGCATCGGTACCGAAATAACCCATGTCCTGCTTGATCAGCTCTTCGATGCGTTCAGGCATGTACTGGTAAGCTGTGGCGTTCGGGCGTTTCTGAACCTCCTCCGCAACGTACTTCAGCCGATTCTTCACCAGAGGCATGTTCCAGCCCGGGTCAACCTTCGGACCGTGCGTGAGCATGTAAAGCTGAGTTGGTGTGAGTTCCCGGAACACGGCGAACCATTCAAGGTTGTCGAATCCGATTTCCGTTTCAGAGGCGATGAGAAGGCTACTCACCGGGAGAGGACATGGAACAGGAGTTCTTTTGTCCGGCCAATTCACCGGACCGATTCCATGGAGCATCACGTTTGCCCCGGTTGCCCGGATCTGTTCACGCATCCGGGAGCACTTCTTCAAAACCTTGTTGGCACTTGCGCTGATAATCTCACTCCATGTCTGCCTCTTGTGCTTCGGTCCTGAGTCCAGTGAGACATTGAAGAAACGTTTCTGGCCAAGGAAAGCATTGTTCCACTGGCGGCGAGCCTGAGACAGAAGTGTAACGCCAGTGAGGTTGTTCCGGTTGATCTCAACGTTGTTCTCTTCGGCTTCATTCGGATCAAACGGGGGCTCACCGTTGTAGAGTCGTTGAAGGATTGCGCGATTCTCAGACCTTGGAAGATCAGCAAGGCGAGCCGTCCATATAACCTCTTCCAGTTTTCCGGCACTATCGAATTTCATGACTCATCCGTTCTTTTGGTGATTTTCGTATCGGAACATCCGATGCTTTCTCAAGTCGCACTCTATCACATTGATCTTGATCCGGGATTCCGCAATAGCAATCGGGCACGTAACCTGATCACGCACGGACCACTTAGAGATAAGGTTCCACCATATTTCATTGAAGCGTCTAGTCGCCTCAGTCGGTCGCCTTGCCAAAATGCCGCATTCATAGAGTGGCAATGCTGAGAGATACGCCTCTCCGTAGTATTCGACAAACCTAAAAAGACCGGAGCATTCTGACTTTGTGACAACAAGCTCCCTCGCCTCTTCCAGAGGATTCTTCCGGAACGGATGCCGAAACAGTGCCAAATCGGCATCGCATAGCATCTTGGAAAGGATCTCTCCTTCGGCTATCAGCGGGAAGATGTTGCCATCAACCCAAAGGGTTGGCTCCGGGGGTGTGAAGAGGTGAGACAGAACCTTGTAGACCTTGGCGTTCATCCGGTTGCTTGTGCCAAGGCAGAGAACATCTATCCGGGGAGGATCAATGTTTCCAAAGATTGAGGTGTAGATCATACCTTCATGAACCGGGCATACATTTCCTTCCACTCCGGTTTCACAATGATGCTATCCGTGAGTTCAAAGCCGTGATCTTCCACGAACAATTGAAGCTCCTCAGGGGTGAACTCCCGGTAGTGGTAAGGTGAGAGTGTCGGCTGTTTCGGAGGTGTGCTTATGTAGAGCAATCCCTCATCCATGAGTGCCCCATGGATTGAGCGCAATGCTTTCCCGGGATGCTCCAAGTGCTCAATCACATCACTAAGCAAAATTGCCTTCCAGTGCTGTGATTCGTTCAGATCGTAGACGCTTTTGACGTTGGCGATGACTTTATGCTTCCGGGCGAGTTCAACGGCAAGCTTGCTATCATCAATTCCGACAACTCTGGGACCAAGCAATGCGGTGATCAGACCGTCACCGCAACCAACATCAAGGCACGGACGTTCTTGCACCCATCGTGCGCAGAATGCTGCATGATCAGCGTACTGGTTGGTACGCTCACGATACCACTTCCAGTGGTAGTCACCGTCACGCTCGTACTTGTCGAATTGGATCACTTCTTTTCGAGGTAAAACAGAGTTTCGTTGTTCGGGTAGCCCTTGCAAGCCGGGATGCATTCCACCTTCACCAGATAGGGGAGCATGTGCTTCATCAAGTCCTCCAATGAAAATTGAAGATCAGGCACCCCGGCAAACTTCGGATCCGTATGCCGAAACAGAACCTTTGTCACCGGGCCAAGATCGTGAAAGATCAAAACGAAAGCCCTCTTGCGGAAGCTTGCGATGGCATTCTTGAGGATCTTCTCCCATTCGGTGTTGTGATCCAGAACTCCCCGGAGCAACAGGCAGTCACAATCGGACGTATAGGTCCGGAGATCCTCTTGCTTGTCGGCGTATTCGTTCTTGCTGCCATCAATGCCGATGTACTGGCATCGCTTGATGTGCTCCTTCGCTCCGCAGCAACCGCAACCCCAGTCCTCCAAGACCCCTCCAACCTCATCGAAGAAAGCCGCCGCACGCTGATAGCTCTCGGGATGACCGTACTTCACTTGCCCAAGACCCTTGTAGTTCCACATGTTTTTCATTTTGTCTTAATGGTTAAAATTGCCACCAACTCAATTCCAAGAACGCCAGCCTCAACTACAGATGGATATTTCTCGCCCGGGGCGGCGGATCCGTGAAGTCCGGCGACTACTCCCTTGATCCTCTGAACAGTCCAAAGGCTAAGGTGATTGTGATAGAACGCTTCGATCGTCCCGGCATGAGGGCATCGGATCTCAATCCTCGCACCCGGCTTGCAGATACGGAGCATCTCAACCCAAAGCATCATGATCTCAGTTTCGGTTAAGTGCTCAACGAAATGAGAGGTGAAGATCTCATCAACGCTGTTGTCCGGGAATGGAATGCCGTAGCGAATGTCCCAGCGCACATCCTGCCCGAACTCCTGAAAGTCGATTCCGACAAATCCGGGGCGGCATTTCTTTCCACATCCAAGGTCTATCTTCGGGCCAATCCTTCGGATGCGTGAAAGTCTATCGGCGTAGTAGTTCATTGATGCTGGTGAACGTAAACCGGGAATCCCGGGTGATAGTCTTTGACCTTCGGAAGCCTTGGCCCGGTCCCAATCCAAACCTCTGCTTCATATCGGCTATCGGGATGCTTGATCCCGGATCTTTTAATTTGAACTCTGTTCGTAATGGGCGGGAGAGTGGACAAGAAATTCGATTTTGCCCACCAGAAATTTCCTCCCCAATAGTTTTGGCTCCCGTTCCCCATCCCGGCCAACCAGTGGACACCTACCGAATCAAACCCTTTCTGAAGATCCAACTGGCATCGTGTCCATCCCCGGACGCAATGGTTCATCATGCAGTCACGCCAGTTCTCAACCATCCTCTGCCCGGGGTGATGGCTCGCACCCTTGGCGTGGAAATACAGAACGTTCCACCCCGGGTGGGACTTGGCCCATTGCCCGATAAATTCAATCGTTAAGTTCTCGTTGCATGAGTCAAGACCGTGGAGGACATAGTTCGATTTGACTGGACAAATAAGCCGTGCCAAGTCCCGGCTTTCATCCCCTCCATTGATGCAGATGTGGATCTCAGATGCATGAGAGGCAAGACCGCTTTGCGCCAAGACCGTCATCTGAAGTGCGGTCACATAGTAAGCATGCTCGTTCACCTCGCTCTGAAGAGGGTTGATCAGGTAGCAGTGATAAAAGACCGCAATCATCCGTAGTAGAACGGCGGATCCGCAAGCCTGTCCCCGGTTAGCAGGGCACTCTGGTTCCCCCGGTGAAAACCGTTCGGGATCTTGTCCCAGTTCGGGTATTCGTACTCCTTTACCCAAGTCACAACGAAAGCCCTACGCTTTTGCTTCCAGATCCATTTGGTGAGGTTGTTCGGCCCGTGCTCAAATGGATACCGCTGATCAAGCCTGTTGACCTTCACCGGGTATTCACTGAACAGCTTTGGATTCATCCAAAAGCCAACCGTGCGGATATGGGCATGCACAGGACCGCCGCCTTGGTTGCCCATGCTCCCATAAAGGTGATTCCCATGCCTGTTGTACGCCTGAACCATCCGGTCAAGCCATCCGTAGCCCTTGATGTATGAGGTAGACCCGAAGAAAACCATCAAGTCACTCTGAACGTTCCGGGCGACATTCTGAAACGCACCGATGTCCCACCCGGAATTGTCATGGTAGAACAGGCTGAGATTCTTGAGGGCTCCGAATCGGCATTGGATCTCAGTTGTAGGCTTCGCTCCGTTGACTACAACAATTGAATCGTGATCCGTATCGGTGGGGTTTTTGATGTATGAGTAGAGAAACCTGCTTGCATAGTCATCGTACCTTGGCGATGTGGCGGCGAAGATGTAAACGATCGTGACTTTCATGGGAACGTGTCCGCCATTCTGGCCCACTTCGCTTTCACCGACTTGGACCCGGTTGCATAGGTATCAGTGTGATTGCACCAGACAAGGCAGTTTGATTGCGTGCCCCTCCAAAGAATATTGTCCGGCACTCGCCATTGCATTGATCCCCAGCATCCATCCCAAGTGACAAGCTTCGCCGCCTTCCCCAGAAAGTTCACCCATCCCCAGAATGAACGCTTGCCATGCTCAAACTCGTAACGCTGTTCCTTGGTTTCAACATGGTGAGGATACCTCCGGAGAAGATCTGGGGAGGTTGCGAATGCAGTGGTGAGCAAATGAGGGCGGACAACGTAACTGGCAAGCGGTCCGTAGATCCCAACACCTCCTTGCTGCCAACTATCAGCGAGCCGGACAAGCCATCTTGGACGGTGGAAATAGACCGACTCACCAAGGCAGAACATCATGTCATAATCTTTGCACGCTCCGTAGGCTCCGAATATGTATCCGCCAATATCCCATCCGGTGTTGTCCCTCTCAATGAATTGACCGCCAAGACCGGAGAGAGCCGCCTTGCACGCATTGTCCAGAGCCCCTCCGTTGCACATGTAAAATAGATCATGCTCAACCCCGGACTCAAACGTGTGGTACGTCGAAACGAATCTTGTCGCATAGGAGAGAGTTGATTCTCTCCCGGCGACACAAGTATAGACAACGGCAATCCTCACTGATCCATGTTCGGAATCCAGCAATGATCAGGAAACCGTTTCATGGTTTCGGGCTTGGTTTGCTCAACGATGTGCTTCAAAGGCACCCAAACCTTGAGGCGCATGAGGCATTTGCAGACATCGCATGACAGGAGCTTGTCATCCATCGGAGTTTCCAGCTTGTCCTTGCGCATCGAAAGAGTTGATCGAATCAACTCAGCCGGACCGACCGTGTACCAGCTACCGGGAACGTTCTTCGGGCACTCAATGCAAATTGCCGCACGTTTCTCAGCAAGCTTTTGGTCAACAGCGGGAGCCCCGCTGGAAAGCCAGTCCATCACTACAGCAGTCCCTTGGGCGGCAGTTTTAATGTCCGCAGCAGCCCCGGCTACGTGGGACATATGGGGGAGCCGGGGCATCGTTTTTGGGAGCAATGCAGGAGGGAGGTTCAAACGCTTTCTGGTGAATGCTTCCAGTTCATCGGCAATAGCCGCCGGGTTGGTGGCAAGCTTGTGCTTGAGGGTGATTGCCTTGTTCTGGATGCGATGCTTTAAGATCAACTGAACAGTCTGATCGAAAGTGCTTCCAAGTGGCGTTGGAGGTGACCATCCGGTTTGCGGCTGGAAAAAGATCCAACCCTTCGGAGGTATTGTGTGACGATTGAATTCAGCCATAATTATGCGTGTCTCAGTTCGTGTTTTCTCATGAATTTCTTATGTTTGTCAACCTCCCGCTGTAACCATTGCTCTTGCTCTTGATCTTTTGCCCGGGTTTCCTTCAGGTTTTCGATCACGAATCCAAGGCGGCGGCAACCCTCGACACCCGTAGCGAGCGAATCAAACAAGTCCGGTGACTCCTTTGTTCGCAGTTTCATTTCCGGCTTTGGCTCAACCTCAATCCGTGGAGGTTGCCCCTTGGTGAAACGCCAGAGACGCTTGGCTCCTTCCGCCGCCGTGTCCCGTGGAAGATTCCTCATCTGCTTTCCGCGAATCAGATAGCGAACGCTGAACCAAAGCTCAGTAACGAATTTTGAGTAGTGCTCATCGCAACGCTTGAGTCGTTTGCTCTGAGTGTCGCCATCAAAAACATACTCATCCGCCGACACCGGGCGTTTGGTTGCGGATCCGCCGAAGTCAACCGCATTCACGTTCGGGCTCCATACCCGGGCCAGCTCTACGGCGAGTGTCGCACGGGCATCAAAGAAGAAGTTGTCCGCCGGGATCCCAAATCCATCACAGTAGAGCATGCAGAACCGGGAGATCTGAGTCTCTACCAGTTCCGGATTCTTCACGCTCACCGGGATGATCAACTGCTTCTTCACACTGACAACGTTTACGCCTTCGACATCAACGCCAAATTCCAGATGGGTGAGAACGCAACGATCTCCGCCGATGCCGCCATAAGCTGCATCCAGAGAGACAACGTGAGTGGTATCGCTACCCTCCCAGATCACATCATCATACGCACCACAGTCCTCGCACATTTGCCGGGTGATCACCTTCAGGTTGGACATGCCCGGTAAAGGCTTCCCGATGCATTGCATCCACCAGAGCGGGGAGTCCTGTCCTTCGGTCTTGGCAACTGCTTCCAGCTTCTTCCGGCCAATCAGGTAAGGGTAACGTGTTGGCTGATCCGCCGGGAAATCCATGTTGGGTGAATCCCTGCCATCGAAGGCAACCGCCCAAGCCCCGTAGAACTTGGAACGCCATTCCTGAGTCTTTTCCGTATCGGTCCAACTGTCCCAGCCGTCCAGAGGCTCCGCCGCCGTACAGAGAGGATCTTCGATGTCTGTTGGATTCCCGGTGAGTAACCCTCTGAAATTCGCCTTCCCATACCAGTTTGAGTAGGCATCCAGAAATGATCGTTCCATGAAGCTCACCTCATCACCGCAATGCCCCAGACGTCCGTTCTTTGTCGGTTTGATCCCGGCATAGGATCCCATGCCAATCCAGCGATTGTTGCTTTTACACGGAATGAAGATGAGCCCCTTGGTGAGCAACCGGGCTTCGCTTCCATCGTCGCACATTTCCTCTGTGGTGATGGCATGCTTGCTTTCCAGCACTGTCCCCGGGAGCCACTTCCACCGGGACCGGGCACGGTTGAACAATTCCTTGAGCTTGCCCCAGATCCGAAGCTCCGCACCCCGCATTTCCGTGCTGGAAATCAGCCAGAGTGTATTCTCGTAGTGAGCCCACCAGTCGCAGAGAACGAACCTGCTTACCAGATAGGTCTTGTTACTGTCTGAGGATCCAAGAAAAACTGTGATCTCATTCTCGCAGATCCTTTTAAGCCCTAAGTCACTCCATCGGTGATGATCGTCATCGGGCCAGCATAGAGTCATGAAGTTCCGATAGTGCTGGAACAACCCTTCTCCGTACTTCACCCCGTTTTGCTCTATGAATCCACCTGAGCGGATCATGTACCGTTCAATTTTCAGATCATCGGTTGTATCCGGCCAAGAAAGACCGTAGCGAGTGATGTTGCCCATCGGGCGCACATTACGATCTTGCCTGAAAACGGGCAAGGTGCGAATGTCGCGAAAGATATGCCTCACGATGTCTATCTTACAGATGGCAGCTTCGATTGGTCCGGGGGTGTTGATTCGTCTCGCGCTACTACAATTCAATCGGCATTGACCGAACGTGGCTTGAAGAGGAATCAGCTATCTTGGATGAACAATTGCTCTGTCCGGGACGGCGGGATCCACCAAAGAACCGGATGGCAACCGTTGCACAAGGTTCATGACGGGAGTGCGATTTACCAAGGCGGCTACATGTATGAGCCCCGGGATGGCAGTGACCCATACTTCATCGTTTCCATCGGCGGATTCATTTACCGCTACATTCCATCAACCGGGGCGGTAACCGATCTCTCAACAGCCTTCGGATTGGTTCACCCGGCGGATCTGGATCAGTTCTTTTTCGTTCAGGGCGAGGAGTTCCTTGTGATCCAAGCCGGGGATGGTGTGACTCTCCCGCTGTTCTGGGACGGTCAGATTCTCCGAAGATCTGTTGGGATCTTGGGACCGACTCACACCCCATCGGCATATCCGTTTGACGATCTTCCGTACAACGAACTCCCGGCGGCAACGTGCATGGATTATTACATGGGGAGAATCTGGTACGCCCAAGGGAGAACCTACGGAGCCGGGGACATCGTTGGAAACAGCGCATCCGGAACGATTCCTTACAACTTCCGGGATTCGGTTGTGAAGGTAACGGAAAATCCCCTCTGCTTCGGAGGTGACAACTTCACTGTCCCCAGCAACTCCGGGAACATTCGATGCCTGAAGCATTCAGCAAACATCAACAACCAGCTTGGTGACGGGCTCCTGTATATCGGCACGCGCAAAGCCGTCTACTCCCTCCAAGTCCCGGTTACCCGTGATGACTGGATTGCCGCCGACTCAAACAACCAGCCTCTTCAACGGATTGCTCAGTTAAACAACGGATGGGTGAATGACCGCACTGTTGTCCCGGTGAACGGAGATCTCTTCGGTCAATCCTTGGAGCCGTCCATCCGGTCCATCAAGACGGCAATCAGAAATCAAGATGAGTGGGGCAATCTTCCGATCAGCAACAATGTGAACCGGGCTCTGAGGTTCAACGATCGTGCGCTCATGCGCCTATGCAGTGGAATTGAGTTCGACAATCGGCTCTGGGAAACGTGCCTTCCCCGTTCCACTCCTCAAGGCGTTGTCAGTGATGGCATCCTGATCCTCGACTTCGACATTATCAGCACGCTGGATGAGCACTCTCCGCCAGCATGGGAAGGCATGTACGAGGGGCAACCGATATTGCAGCTCTTCCGGGGCGACTTCGGCGGACTTGACCGGGGATTCGCATTCACCGTGTCTGAGATAGACAGTTCCATCAATTGCTGGGAACTCACAACAGACTCCCGGACTGAGAACGGTGACAACCGGGTGATTTGGGCGTTTGAAACCCCGGCATACAATTTCGGCAAGGAGATGACCCTGAAGAAACTCGTTGGTGCGGAGTTTTGGGTTGATAAGGTTTTCGGGACTGTTGAGTTCGACTTCTACTATCGTGCGGACGCTGATCCTTGCTATCGGTATTGGGCGCACCAAGAGATTTGCGTTGCCCGGAAATGCGAAGAGGATGGGCTCCTGCCAACTTGCCCGGTATATCCCTACCCCGGGGAGGAAAAGGTGTATCGCGAAGGTTACAAATGGCCCATCACGCTTCCGGAGCCAAAACCATCGTGCGGATCCATGGGAATCAGACCAACAAATATTGGATACCAGTTCCAAGTTCGCGTTGTCATCAAGGGCTGGTGTCGAATGCGGGGAGTTCTGATCTACGGAACGCCAGTTGAGAAATCACTCTATGGAGGATTGAATTGTGGATAGACCATGCCTCACAAAAATTGTCTGCCCGGGACCGACTCCGGGGCTTGAAGCCGACTCTCCTGTAATCAACTACAGTTCGGAGTACACCGATGGAGCCGAATTCACCTCCCGCCAGTTTGTTTACGTTGACCCGTATGATCCACTCATCCCCGGATGGTGGGTTGCCTCTGCCTGTGCTGGACTCTTTGAATGCACCAGCTTTGAGTCTCAGGATGACGCCGATCTCTGTGCCGCAAGGTTCGCAGACATTTGCAGATACACACCTCCTCCGCCTTTCCCGGACGGCGGGAACGAGTGCGATTATGATCCGGATGGATGCACACCTCCCCAGCTTGAGCTTTTCTACAATACTCAACAGACTTGCACCTTCCCGTGCCCGGATGGATCTACAACGTTCTCTTGGACGATTCCGGCGGGATCATTCGTTGCTCTCTCTCAGGAACTCGCAGACAGGCTTGCGGTAGTCCGGGCTTGCCAGTTGGTTGCCAGCCGGGTGATGTGCATGAGCAAGCTCGCCACTTTGCCATGCGCCAATCAGGCATGGTCAGCAACGGTTGCCATCACCGGGACAAACATCCCGTACCGTTTCAGCGTCATCGGTGGAACGCTTCCGCCGGGAATCGGTTTCCGGCAAGTGAACAACAATACCGCACAGTTCTACGGGCTTTGCCCAACCCCGGGGCATTACTTTGTAACCATCCTTGCGGTGAGCCGTGATGGCTGGACGTTCTCCAAGACCTATGACATCGGAGTGCTTGGAGTAACCAACGATCAGACTCTTCCGGATGCGACAATCGGAATTGCCTACAGCGAGCAACTCACGGCGGACGGCGGTACCGCGCCATACACTTTCGCGTTGGAAAGCGGGAGCCTTCCGGATGGGCTCTCTCTGGCATCGGATGGATTGATCACCGGGACTCCAACCACAGATGAGTTCGCAAGCTTCCGGGTAACCGTTACAGATTCCTCAACGTGAGAACATGCGCAAAATCGTTAAGCATTCAGGTTGAAAATCCGGTTGCGACTTGTCCGGTCTTTCTGGTGACGATTCCACAGGCGTTGAGTGAGCCCTCATACGGCTATGCTCAGTATGCCGCAACGGCAAACCCTCTCTGGCCAAGGATTGTGTTCTGGGGATGCGACAACACCATCCAAGTCTTGGATGTTGATACGAACACGCTCATCGGATCCATCCCTTACGTAGTCGAAGGACCG